CATTCAAGCCTAAGATCGTGTCCGGGAAGGCGATCCAGATTCATCCTCTCGTGACTTCCGGCTACAACGCGGACTTCGATGGCGATGCCATGTCCGCCTTCGTGCCGGTGATGACGGATGCGGTTGAGGAAGCGAAGGGCATGTACCCGTCTAGGAATCTCTTCAATCCCTCGACCGGCAGCTTGATGTACAAGCCTACGTTGGAATCTCAGCTCGGCCTCTACGGACTCACCAAGCCGGGGCAGAAGATCAGCAAGACTTTCAAGACTGTGGTGGAGTTGGAGAGTGCCCTGAGAACAGGGGAGGTTGATTCAAACCATCAGGTGAAGGTCGGCACTATCACGGCGAACGCCGGCCGCTTCCTGATTGCGGGGGCCCTTCCCGAAGCCATGAGAGGAGACTTCCTTCGGAGCAAAGATCTGCTGGACAAGAAGGGTCAAGATCGTCTCCTCACCCAGGTGGCTCAAGATCATCGAAACGACTACGGAACCGTGGTGAACAAGCTGAAGAACTTGGGCAACCACTGGTCCACCGCGAAGGGCTTCACACTTGGGATGGAGGACATCAGACCAGAGAGAAAGATGCGGGATCAGGTCATGGCCAAGGCGGACGCTGCGGTCGCACAGATCTCCGCCAAGACAGATAAGGAGCGGCAGGCGAAGACCGTACAGATCTACGACCGAGCCACCCAGGAACTCCAGCGGAGAATGGATCTATTACCCGAGGACAGCAGCAACATTCTGGTCATGAAGCAGGCTGGTGTGAAGGCGTCGCCGGAGACTGTCCGTCAGATCAAGGCATCTCCCATGCTCATCGCCAACGCCAAAGGTGAGATCATTCCCACCCCGGTCAGGAAGTCGTATGCTGAGGGCCTGGACATCTCAGACTACTGGACTTCGATGTCGGGTGCCCGAAAGGGAGTCATCCAGAAGGTTCAGCAGGTCCAGGAGCCAGGTTACATTTCGAAGCAGGTCATGAACTCTGTGATGAACAACGTCGTCATCGACAACGACTGCGGGACTACCAGGGGGATCGCTCTCTCGGTCGATGAGAAGGACATCCTGGATCGGCATCTGGCCTCAGACATCAAGGCTGGGAAGAAGGTCTTCAAGGCAGGCACGCTCATCACCCCAGAGGTTCGCAGCACCCTCCGGAACAACAAGATCGGACTCGTCCCAGTTCGATCACCGCTCCGCTGTAATCATGGACCGGGTGTCTGTCAGAAGTGCTTCGGGTTGAATGAGGAAGGACGCCTACCGGAACCAGGAACCAACGTTGGCGTGATGGCTGGTCAAGCTCTGGGAGAACGAGCCACTCAGCTTGCGATGAAAGCGTTCCACACGGGAGGCACAGCATCCTCGAAGGAAGGCTTGGTGGATGAGTTCGAGCGGGTGAAGCACCTACTCCTCTTCCCCAAGACTCTCCCCGGTTCGGCTACTCTCAGCACAGCATCCGGCAAGGTCGAGAAGATCGAGAGAGATCCGGCTGGAGGACACAACGTCTACGTCGGCGGGAAGCGCCACTACGTTCCCCAGAACCGCGGCGTTCCCCAGTTCGGGGGCAAGTCTCTTCAGACAGGTATGGAAGTGAAGAAGGGCATGCCCCTCTCTGGCGGCCCAGTGAATCCTCACGAGATGCTGCCGCTTACCGGGGTAGAGCCCGTGCAGGGCTACCTCTCAGATGCTCTTCACGGAATCTACGGGCCCCACGGCATCCGCCGGAGGAACACCGAGGTGGTGGTGAAGGCGTTGACGAACCTCACGCGGATTGAGGATGTCGGCGATCACACCGGCTACCTGCGCGGGGACTTCGCTCCGACTTCGCAGGTCTCCAACATCAATCGGCAGCTACCCAAGGGGAAGAAGCCGATCGTACATCAGCCGGTGTTGAAGGGTGTAAACGTCCTGCCGTTGGACATGCAAGAAGACTGGATCGCCAGGCTGAACCACCAGAATCTGAGCAAGACAGTGATCGAGGCGGCTCAGGAAGGCTGGACGTCGAAGCTGCACGGCAAGCATCCCATTCCCCCGGTCGTGCATGGCGCCGACTTCGGCCGGGGTCAGAAGCCCTGGGAATACTGATGGACAAGCACGCGATCATAGAGAATGCCTTTTTGGATGAACTCGAACAGATCTCTAAGGAGGCAGGCCTCATGAGCTTCCTTGGGGGCGGTATGAAGGGTTGGGGTCAGGTCCTACGAGGAGGACCCAGTGCGATGTCTCGCGGTGCGGCTAGACTGGTGGAGGGGAAGCCGCAGGGGATTCTCGGACACGTCGGGCAGATCTACCGGTCAGGGACGCAGGGGGCGGGTGAGCGGGCTCTCATGTGGGGCCCGAATCAAGTGCACATGATGGGCGCGAGGCAAGGCGGAGTTCTGGGGGGTCTTGGAGCTCTGGCGAAGTCACGCTACGGTCAGATGGCTGGCGTGGCAGGTCTTGGAGCAGCCGGCTTGTATGCTGGGTCGAAATTGCTCCACCATCAGCCGCAGCAAACAGCGCCGGCGCAGCCTCAGATGCAGGGATACGGATACTACTGATGCCTCCGGCTAAGTCATTCTCCAACTCACCCACTCAGCGCGGCACGAGCGCAGCCATCATTGAGACGGGCGTGATCGCGAACGTCAACACCAAGAACTTCACTGCCGATTGGGTTTCCCAGTTCTCCGGCAAGCACATCACCGACCTTCAGATCATGACTCCCTACTTCCACTTCAACAACGGGGAAGGCTTCTCCTGCGTACCAGAAGTGGGGGCGATCTGTGCAGTGTGCTGGCCTTCAGATGGCGATCCGGCGTTCATCATGGGGTTTCTAGGCGGGCCAGAGCTGGAGGGGGCGAGCGTTGACAAGTACCTGGAGGAGAAGACCAAGGACGCCGGCGTTGAGAGTGAAGAAGATCTCTCCGCAGCAGCGGACACCAAGTCCGGGGGCTCTTCGACCAGCAAGAACGCCCCCGATGCCAGCTTCCGCGGTGGACGGCCTCTCCTCAACCCGGGCGACATGCTCTGGCAGGGGAGGGACGAGAACTTCGTGGTGCTTCGCAGAGGTGGTGTGCTCCAGATCGGAGCGACCAACATCTGCCAGCGAGCCTACATCCCGGTCCTCAACTACATCCGCGACTTCAGCGAGAATTACGAGCTCAACACGGCTGCGGGGATGCTGAGCTGGACCGTGGGTCGAGATGAGGATGACCCCACTGGGGATGCGCCAACTGAGTTCACTCTCCTGGCCCGCGAGAACGCCCAAGATAAGAAGGCTTCGATCAAGGTCAGCGTAGGTTGCTTGTCTGAGAGCGTGAACGACACAGCTTTCATCGAGGTCACGGTAGCCCCCGAAAGCATTGATCCCTCGACTGGAGAAGTCTCAGGTTCTTCGGAGTACACCCTGCTTATCGATAAAGCGGGCTACACATCCATGAAGCAGTCGGGGGACAGGACGGAGGAGATTGGCGGGAGTGATAGTTTGACAATCAAGGGGAGCCGGACTACCAAGATCACTGGCAGCGACACCACTACGATCCTGGGCAAGTCCGACACGACTATCACGGGCACCCACACGATCAAGGGGACAGTCAGCAAGGAGACCTGGCTAACGTCCAAGGTCATCACCGCTCCCAAGCTTCTGCTTGGAAGCGAAGCTGCTGTTGAGCCCGTACCCCTTGGGCTAAAATTGGTCCAATGGTTGGCTGGGCATTGCCACTCGGTTGCAGGAGTCACGAAGGGGCCTGATACTGTGAACACGGCAACACCAAGTGGGGCTAACCCAAGCCAAATGAAGTTAGTCTTGTGCAGCAAGACCGTGACGGTGAACCAGTAGGAGATGAGAATGGACCTCTTCCTTGATAAGAAGCTGACGTTCGAGAAGCTGGGGCAGGAAGCTCTAATGGGGGAGGACCCCAGTGAATGGCCTCAACAGATCTTGGACCAGCTCTACAAGCAGGTACCCTACTCCAGCGACTACTCCCCCAAGGTGGTCTTGGACACCGTCGATCCCGATCGGCGTTACGCCATGGGTCGGGTGGAGCTCCTGAACAAGCTGGCCATCAATCCACGAGATGACTCGACTCCGGCGGAGTTGCTGGGGAGACAAAAGGTCGTGCTCCCAGTCGTCATCAAGGATGGTCGGTTGGCGCCACTCGACCTCCTCCTGAGCAACGGAGAGGTCGAGCCCATGACGGAGGAGCGGCTTCGCACCGCCCTCTTTCGCCCTTCCCTCTTCGATGCCGTGCGGAAACGCCCCGGCGACCTCTCCATGGTCGAGCAGCTCTACCCACCGACCCGCCAGTACGGCGGGGCGAGGGGGCCGCTGATCGCGGACGTGGGAAGTTCGTCATTGGGCAGTGTCGAGAAGGCATCCTCCGCCAAGCCGGAGTTCCTGATGGATGCCATTCTGCCCACGATCAAGAAGGCGCACGTAGATGCGCTCACCAACCGACTCAATGACGATCCCTCTCTTCGCGCCGCCGTCTTCTCCAACGACTCCATGCTTCCCTTCATGGCCAAGCTGTCGGAGGTGACAGAGACGAAGGAGACCGGGGACGACTACCTTCGGAAGGTGGCTTCCTGCATCACGCCAACGGTTCTCCAGGTCCAGAAGGTCGATGGGGGTTTCCTCGTCAAGACCGCCAACCCCGAGGCCCTCATCCCGAACGCGGACGTGGTGTCCCGGCCCGCGGCAGTAGGGGCTCTGGGTGGAGATCTCGTGAGCAAGGTCGAGTCGGATGGTACGACCACCATCAATGCCCAGCCGGCCATGAAGGAGACGCTCATCGACCTGGAGATCAAGGTCATCGACACCTTCGGTCTCTACAAGGTCAAGACGGTGGGCGACAACAGGGAGCTGGTGGGGTGGGCCTTCCCCAAGATCATGGCGTTCACCGGAGAGGTTCTTCCTCTAGCGGTCTTCAGCAACGGCAGTGAGTCCGCGATGCAGGAGAACATCGCGGGCGTGCCGGTGGCGAAGCAGACCGACCTACTGGATGCTCCTCCTCAGGGAACCGGCTGCTTCTACTACGCCTCCGATTCGGGGGCCGTGGGTCTCGTCCCAGTGCACATCAAGGGTGAGCAGGAGACGCCGGAAGGAGCCGCCTTCATCGCCGAGACGGTGATGGGGGAGCCCTGCGAAATCGTCAAGACCCCCGGCCTGAAGGAAGTCTCCGTGATCGGACCGGGGCGCTACGGCATCCCAGAGGACTGCGGCTTCATGCCCCTGGAGAACAACGTCGATCTGGCCTCCAGCCCGGACGACTACATCAAGACCGCTGAAGCACGGATGCTGAAGACAGCCGTCCGGGTCTTCACGGATGGCACTCTCTACGCCTTCGAGGGGCAGGAGATCGACAAGCTCGCTGGCGTGATGCCCACCCAATTCCTGGACCAGGACGACGCCATCTTCCTGGCCTCCATCCTGGGGCAAGATCCCGATCTGACCAAGACGGCGTTCGCGGAGATGCGGAAGAAGGGACAGTACGAGATCTGGTTCCAGGCCCGTCCGATCCAAACCTTCCGTACGAAGTTCGCTCAAGCACGGAAGCACGCGGCCGAGATGCTTCAGCGCATGCCGGACCTGCGGGCAGACCTCGTGAAGGAAGCTGCGCCACTCGAAGACCCCATCGCCGTGGACAAGATCTTGTCGATGGGCTTCATCAACCCGGAAAACATCTCGATCTTCGCAAGCTACGTCCCGGAGATCGAAGGGACCATTCGGAAGCTGTCGGAGCTTCTGCTGGCCTCCCGGCTGGGGCTGAACGCGGTGGACCAGGGTGCTGTGCAGCGGGCTCTCGTACACCTGGATAAGGTCGTGGCAGGACTGAAGACCCTGGGAACGACGCCTGAGGCGTAAGATGATCTCTCGCTCTCCCTCCGAAGTGTTTGTGAGGTTCCTCCTGAGCCAACGGGAGTATGATCCCAACACTATCCTGCGGATGCTGGAGGACTTCGGACTGGAGGGACTGGGGGCTGGGTACATCAAGCGGGTTCAGATGGAGATGGGGGAGTTCCCCAATCCCTGGGAGCCAACAAAGAAGGCGGGTCCGTCCAGGGACTTCCTTCGCAAGTGGGGCATCCTCGACCTCTGGTTCCCCAGCCCTCATGTGAAGGAAGCGTACGAGATCTTAGCCAACCCCCAGCTCCGTGCGGATGTGGAACAGTTGCTCCTCTCACCGCTACGGATCGAGGAGGTAGTCACTCGCCTCAACCGGCATCATGAGATCAGTCTCACGATCGAGGGAGTGCAGGCATTCGGGCACTACTTCTGGAACAAGAAGCTGCTGCCCATGCACGAGTGGGTCGAGTTCCTGGAAGAGCGGCCGCATGCGATGAACAGCGTGGCTGTTCTTCGGGTCAGCCCTGATATGGCCCAGGCACTGGTGCCGTGGGTGCTGGGAATGTCCGGCCCACCAACGAGCCTGAACACAGGAGTAGTCTCCCGGAGGATGAGAGACATCGCCTTCCTGAAAGTGCTGGAGATCGAACGACAGCCAGCTACCTTGGCGCATTCGAAGATGATGAAGAACTACATGGACGTCATCAGCGATGCCGAGAATCAGATGCGGCAGAGCGATGTGGCTTTGAAGGATGTCCTCACTGCGTTCGAGAAGTTCCGTCTCCGGAAAGACACAGCCCCGCTCCCATCCATCGAGGAGGTGGCCGGGCCGAATTACAGTCAGTCTGGAGTGGGGACGGGACGGAGTGAAGTACTGGCCGATGCTCAGTTCGAGGAGGAAGAGAACCATGGCTGAGACACAAGAACCGACCAAACCTTTCTGGATGGATGACGAGGAGTGGAAACTCCGTGGGCTGCCGAAGCTCGAGGGGAACTTGGCCAACGCCGTGTCGGATGGCGTGCCAGACCTGACGTGGGTGGATGCGGGGCATCTCAAGGGCGCGTGGGTCATCAAGGACGGGCTCCTGATCTACCACTTCTACAAGAAGGACCGGAAGGAGATCTACGACGTCGCCCAGGCTGCGATGGATGACGTCAAGAAGACGTGCTCCAAGGAAAATCTCCCGGCTGCCCAGCAGAAGATTGCGGAGCACGCCAACCAGGAGCTCGAGCGCCATCCCTGGTGGCTGGGGTTCAAGGAGACGGTGGAGGGGGTCTTCAAGGAGCACTTCCGCTTCCAGCCGTTCAAGCTCGACTTCTATCGGGAGGTCGATAGCTGGTCGGTCGTGATGTCTGAGCCCAACACGCCCGTGCGTTGGTCCAAGCAGCAGTTCGAGGCCCCCTTCTTCGAGGTCTCGAGACTGCTTGGAAGCTAAGTGAGGCCGGCTTTCGCCGGCATCACGACTTCCCTCGCTCAAGTGTGGATCCCTCGGGTGTTGCCGGCATCTACATTACGGCCCGAGGTCCCACACTTGAGTTTTGGGGTTGAGAGACCGGGCACGGTGATGCTGTTGCCGGCAGTTGACCATCCGACTCAAGGCTTGGTGTCGGCGGTCAAGGTTCTTATACCCGTGGACCCCGTCGTCTTCAGACTCGAGGCGATTTCATGAGTGTCATCAACCTGTCAGAGGCGGAGATCCTTCAGTCAGCTCGGACCATCCCCCTTGTTTGGTCCATCGATCGTGGGGTGAAGGAGCCCTGGTTCGACTACAATGAGGACGGGGAGCCCACCGACTTCGGGTTCGATGAGGAGCCGCCAGATCCAACTCCTGAAGACCTGCTGGCCCTCAACCCTGAGCTGTTGATCTACGACGTCTCCCCTTCCCAGTTTGCTGAGACAGCTATCCAGGTCCCAGAAGCTGGCCGAGTCAGTCAGTTCTCCTTCGAAGGCAGAGAGTATCTCCGTAGGATCTACGATACCGCCTCGGACAAGGTGCTTCTGAAGTGCGGACGGCAGGTGGAGAAGAGCACGACGTTGGGGAACAGGCTGCTCTGTTACTCCGCGCTGACCAACAACTTCCGTTCTCTCTACGTCGCCCCTTCCGCGGAGCAGGCTAAGGTCTTCTCGGTGGACCGCATCAAGGACGTGGTGGAGTCTTCTCCACTCCTCAAGGCGTACACCACCACGAAGATCAGCCAGGCCGTGTTCTTTAAGAAGTTCATCAACTTCTCCCAAATCCGTCTGCGGTACGCTTACCTCACCGCCGACCGAGTCCGAGGCATCCCAGCCGACCTGGTCTGCATCGATGAGCTCCAGGACATCCTGGTGGACAACATCCCGATCATCGAGCAGTGCGCCTTCCACTCCAGCTACAAGTTGTTCCTCTACTCCGGCACGCCGAAGTCGGAGGACAACACGATCGAACACTACTGGCAGGAGTTCTCCACCCAGAATGAGTGGGTGGTCCCCTGCGAGCGGCACGGGACGCCGAACAACCCCAGCTCGTGGCACTGGAATGTGCTGGGGGAGAAGAACATCGGCAAGCAAGGATTGGTCTGTGACAAGTGCGGAGAGCTGATCAGTGCTGCCCATCCACAGGCCAAGTGGGCTAGCATGAACCCCCGAACGCCCTCGAATGAGAACAAGGTGGCCTTCGAGGGTTATCGAATCCCTCAACTCATGGTCCCCTGGGTTGATTGGCAGGAGGTTCTGGAGGCGCAGGAGCATTATCCTCGTGCCCAGTTCATGAACGAGAAGCTGGGGATGTCCTATGACTCTGGTGTCCGCCCGATCACCAGGGCTCAACTTCAGTCTTGCTGCAAGTCTCACATCCGGATGGGTGACATCGAGCAGTTCAAGGAGCTCGCCCAAGGCCGTCGCGTGTACGCTGGGATTGACTGGGGTTGCCATGATGAGGAAACCCGCATCCTCACCCAGCGTGGCTTCGTCTACTTCCGTGACCTCACCGACGATGATCTGGTGGCCCAATGGGATCCTGAGACCCGGGAGATGATGCTAGTTCGGCCCCTAGAAAGAACCGTTCGGGACTGGGATCAACCACTCCTGCATTTCAAAGCACGGGGCTTGGACATGATGCTGAATCATGTCCACCGTATGCGTGTACTTGGCCCAAACGCCACGCGATGGACAACGGAGACGGCGGAAGAAACTGCCGAAAGAAGTGTAGTCAAGTTCGTTGGTCACGTGGACTGGCATGGCCGGGAGGAAGAACTATTCCAGTTGCCAGCTTTACCGAAGAGCCCCGGATATGTGGGGTGTGATCATCGCACCTTCAGGATGGATGATTGGCTGGAGTTCCTTGGATACGTGGTGTCCGAAGGTGGGGTCTGCCTCCGTCCCAGCAAAGCCGACCCGACTGTCATGTTTCCCTATTCCCTGAAGATGTCTCAGCGCGAGGATGCTGCCCCAATCAAGTCGCTTCGGATTAAGGAATGCATGGAAAGATTAGGAATCCCCTTCACCGAGTTCCCAAACGAAGAGACGGGTGATCTGAATTGGACGATCAAAGGGAAGCAATTCTGGCACTGGTTCTATTTCAATGTGGGAAGGACGGGCGATACTAAACGCCTGCCACGTTGGGTGCTGGGACTCTCCAAACGACAACTTCAGATTCTCTTTGATGCCATGACATTGGGTGATGGGTACATTGATCCGAGAGAGGACTGCAATAACGGCGCTTATTATTCCACTTCAAGGGGTCTTTGCGAGGACTTCCAGGAACTCTGCATCCGACTGGGACTACGCTGCGTGGTTCGCCTCCACAAGGAAGCTATTGGAAACCGGAAGACCCGATGGAGGGCTCTCTGGTCCAGCGGTCGGGACTTCCAGTTCAATGCTCTCAAAGATCGAGTAGAGCGTGTTCCTTACAATGGCAAGGTCTACTGTTGCAAGGTCCCTTCCGGCTACATCGTGACGGAACGGAATGGATCGATCGCCTATCAGGGCAACACGGGCGAGAACACCTACACCGTGATCAGCTTCGGCGGCTATCTTGGTGGCGGGAACTTCACCATCTTCTGGGTGCACCGTTTCACCGGGCCAGATCTTGAGCCGGACAGACAGCTCGACCTCATCTCCCAGATGATCACTCAGCTTCACGTTCAGCTCGTGGGCGTGGACTACGGTGGGGGCTTCCACAACAACAAGATCCTCATCCAGCGGTTCGGACCCAACAAGGTCATCAAGTACCAGTACAACCCGCGGCAGAGGAAGAAGATCTACTGGGAGCAGAACCTCCTTCGCTACATGTGCCATCGATCAGAGGTGATGAGCGACCTCTTCACGGCGTTCAAGAAGAAGCTGGTGGACCTGCCGAACTGGGAGGAGTTCTTTGATCCCTACGGTCAGGACATCCTCAACATCTTCAGCGAGTACAACAACCGGCTGAGGATGGAGGAGTTCAAGCACGCTCATGGGAAGACGGACGACGCCTTCCACTCGATTCTGTACTGTCTTCTGGCGTCAATGATCCAACAGCCACGCCCCGACATCATCCGTCCGATGAGAGAGTCTGGGGTGCCCGTGTATCAGGGGTAAAGAGAAGCGCCTGGCGGGGCGCTTCGGGAGGGAGGGACTAGCGGATGCCGATCGCCCGGGAGAACGCCTCGGCGACAACGCGGGGCGTCGCCAGCCACCTGATTCCTCTGTAGACCAGGTAGCCGAGCCCGGCGGTGCCGAGCCCGGCGATGAAGCCGGTCCGGCCGGGGGTGAGGAGGGGAGCGGAGGGCTCGCCGGTGTTGGTGAGCTCACCGGCCAGGGCTTCGGCCTTGACCTTCGGGTCTGCCATTTTCGATCTCCTTGCAAGGGTTTACGAGGACAAGTTGGCATTCTCGTCTTCAAAGGTCTTATGCCAGGAAACCCCCTGGATTTTCAGTCTGGAGGGCTAAACAGCAATGGAACGATCATTTAGGAGGGCTTTTGCAGCCTGGGGGACATTCTGGGGGTGATTTTGGATCATGATCATCGCGGAGTCGCGGATGTTCTTCCGGCCACGATCAAGGAGCGCATAGAGGTTCTTGAGGACGGGAGTCTTGGCGAAGTTCTTCCGCTGGCGGACGGAGGTCATCATCCGGACGACTAGGAGATAGAACGGCTCCCAGGTATGATCACACCCAACCAGCTCCTGGAGGCGCACCATCTCGTATTCGGAGAGCTGGAGGAAGAGCTCGCCCCAGACCGATATCACGTCCGGCGCGAGTTGCTCCTTTCGTAGTCCTAGGAGGGTCACAGCGTCCCGGTAGTACTTCAGAAGCTCCTCATCCGGCGCATCTCGCATGGCGGAGAGGTCAAGACCGTTGATGTGGAGGAGGAACTGAATCTGCTTCTCCGCATTCGCTAGTCGTGCTTCCAGTTTCCTGATCCTGAACTCATCTTCCATTGGACTTCCCATCTCCCTGGGGTGCATGCTACCTATACTAGAGACCGCGCACACGGTGTACAAGCCCGCCGTGATTGACAGAACGGGAATCACGAACCTATGATTGACCAAAGGTGACACGATGAGCGATCAGGCCGGTGCCATTCCTCTCGGTCTTGCCCAGCAGCAGGCCGCTAAGAACGTCGATCCAGAACAGCTCGAGGTGATGGGGAAGAGGGCAGCGGCTCTCTACGCAGAACAGCGTACGCCGTTGAACGAGGCGGTGGTGGAGATCGTGAAGGAAGCCCGGCTGGCTCCCGAGCAGGTGAAGCGCGTGTGCGAGTTCGCCAACACCGCTGCTTACCTCATGGAGTTCGAGAAGGGCGGTGAGGTCAGGAACGTGACCTTCGATGGTGGGCCAGCCAACCCAGCCGCCGTCCTCCAAGATCTCAACGATGGTTCCTCCCCCCCGCCCAGGCAGGTCAAGACCGCCGGATACCAGCCGCCCATCGGTCACTACAAGACCGCGATGGCCTCCGATTCGATCCTGGCCGAGGCATTCGGCATCAAGTCGGAGATGGAAAAGACCGCCCAGCTCGATCACGCCATCCGGGCGAACCCGGGGGAGGAGATCGCAGACCTTCGCGTACGTCTGGAAGGTGTCCGGGACGACCTGAGGAGCAAGTACGCTTCCTCCGGCGTGCTCCTCCACGACGTCCGCCACGACCTCTGCGAGTCCGTTCGCCGGGAAGTTCTGGCCGGGACGGCTCTGGAGGACATCGGAAAGGCCTGGCATGGCTACGCCCCGACCCAGATGTGGAAGGAGGCCATGCTGATGGTCTCCGGGCATCTGAAGGCGAGTGGGATGACGAAGGAAGCCAGCTTGTCCTTCACCCCGATCGCCAAGCTGGCTGGCCAGAGGATTCCCAACACCAACCATCCAGTCGTCGATCGCTTCATCGCCCTCACGAAAATCTCCCACGAGCACGCCAAACTGGAGAAGGCGATCGAGATCGTCAATGACCAGCTCCACGATGTGAATCGCAGGCTGGAGGCGATGGCATGACACCGAAGCTTGCCCTAGCGATGGCACTCCTGAGCCGGGAGAAGATCGCGGAGAAGGTAGGAGTTCTCAGAGCCTTGCACCAGACAGCTCGCAAGGCCGGTAAGGAACTGGCGGAAGCAGGTCACCCGATTGCGGGGACAGCGGTTGGCCTTTTTCCGGCTGCGGCGGGCGCTTACGGCATCCACAAGGCCCTTCAGACTCAGACGGGGCAGGCCCTGAAGAACAAGTACCAGCAGTGGAAGTACGAGAGGGCTCTCCGCCAGGCCCAGCAAGGTTACGGGTACTAGCCATGTCGAAAAATCCAGTCGAGGAGTTTCTTGCTCTTCAGGAGGCCCCTAAGACAAAGGAAGCGGGTTTCTTGGGGAACCTCTGGCACGCCTTCTCCGAAGGATTACAGCAACATCCGCCCACGTCGGAGGCAGCTCAAAGTCTGGGGCAGGTCATAGCTCGAGGAACGGGCTCGATCCTGCCGGGGGCCATCGGCACAGGACTCCTGGGCGCTGCTTTCGCGGGAGCTGGCAAAGGAGTCGGCGCCATCCGAGAACGATTCGCGAAAGCGCGTGACTTCAAGCAGATGATGGAGGCCAATCCTCGCCTGCACAAAGAGGACGCTGGGCATATCCAGTCCCTCTACAACTCCCTTCGTGCCATGTCACCGGACATGGCTAAGGATCCGCTCATCGCGGGCTCTTTCGTTCACCAGATGATGGAACGGGCCCCCGAGGGTGGACCCATGATCCCGATCGAGACGTCGAAGCTGTTGAGCGAGACCACGAGGAATCTGTCTCAAGCTCGAGGGAGCCATCCATTCCTGGATTCGATGAAGTTCTCCCCCCTGCCCGCACTGGCACCGGCGCAGGTCCAGTCTCCCCAGCCACGTCTGATCGGCGAACGTCGTTTTGGGCCGGGCGGGGAAGAACTTGGACGTACTGAAAAAGAGTACGCGTAGATGATCATCAAGGTCTGCCAGTTTCGCGCTCGGCGCGATCAGGGTGAGCGTCTAGTCGAGGTCTTCCGACCTGGTGAGATCGAGAAGGCGGCTGCCTTCTTCGCCATGGGCAAGACGGCTCAGCCGATGCTGCCGGAGGTTCAGCAGTTCCTCCAGCATCTCATGCCGGACCCCTCGAAGATCTACGTCCTGGTCAACGCCCTGGGCGCGGGAGAGTACTGGGGATCGAACATCAACGGCGACTACTTCCCAGAAGGGTCGCTGATTCATCGTGGCCCAATCTACGGTTACGAGACCTTCTACCAGGCCCATCCTTACAAGCACCACGTCAACAAAGATCCCAGCCGGTCCTTCGGCGAGGTGAAGATCAGTGCCTGGCATGATGAGATGAAGCGTGTCGAGCTCGTGGTCTGCATAGATCGCGAGTTGGCGGCTAAGTTCGGTGCTCAGGACATCTGCGACAAGCTCGATCACGGTCTCTTCCCCGACGTCAGTATGGGATGCAAGGTGCCCTACGACCTCTGCTCCAAGTGTACAGACTGGGCGAAATACCGTGATGCCCAGTCCACCTACGATCCTTCCCTCCACCAGTCGGTGGGGCAGGCTGTTCTTGTCTTCCATCGCCGGAATCCGATCCGTGGATTGTCGGTCACGAGGAATGATTATTGCGAGCACCTCAAGACTCAGCTCAACAAGATCTTGTCGGATGGGACTAAGATCTACGCGATCAACGACTTCCCCAGGTTCTTCGACATCAGTTTCGTCTTCATCGGAGCCGACAAGACCGCAAAGGTGATGGCGAAGCTAGCTCACGTGACCCTGGGTTATCATTCCGAGGTCGTGCCTTCATGGCATCTCGCGGAGGAGTTAGGGTATCAGCCGGAGATCGAGAAGGATTTCGAGAAAGTCGCGGCCGTCCCAGTTCGGCAAGTGCTGCGTGAGGTAGTCCGTGCGACGGGGAAGAGATACCATCCCGAAAAGATGAGTCTCAACCGTGCAATCACTATGGCGCGGAAGGGCGTGGCCAAGTCCGAGATGCCGGAGGAGAAGCAGGCTGGTTTGGACCTGGTGCGTGCGAGATTGCGGGAAAAAAAGGCTTCCCATCACAAGGGTGCGGAGATTACAAAAGAGGTCGTGCCATCGCAGTTTGGCGGTAAGGCAGTGCCCACAGAACATTCAACTCCCGATCTTCCAAACGAGATTCTCGATCAACTCGGAAAGTGTCCCCTACACGAGGCCCTATCTACACCCACCTCTATGGGCATGCTCCTCCGGCCCCGTGAATTCCAGCGCATCACCATCATCAGCTTGGGTCGTAAAGATCTGGCAGATCAGATGGATCGCGATAGCATGGTCATTCCCCAGTCTGGGGAACGTGACACGACCGTGCCGATGGGTCCTGAACATTTCAGCGATATCATCAAGAGACTCCTGATGCCGTTCTTGGAAGGGCGCAGCATGTTGGAGCCGATCGCCAAGCGTCGTATGATCCCGACCTCCATCGGTGGTGAGGGTGAGCCTCCAGAGCTGCACAAGGAGCCTTGGGGTAACACCTTGAAGGTGGAGAAGTTGAAGACAGCAGAAAGTCCCTTCCTATGCAAGATCGCGGCAGCCTATAATGGCTACCTAGATCGGGCAGTTGACTGCCTGAAGCAAGCAGCAGATATTGTGAGCAGCCATTCCGATCTTTGGGAAACGGTCTTCCGAGAGGGACTGGCAACCGGTTTCGAGAAAAACGCCGCTGGCGCAAAGGTTAATCCAGCGGTGTTGTTAGGTGCAATCGGTGGTGGTTACGCTCTCAGTGAATACGCACGGTGGCAGAGGGAACGAGCTCGGATGGGTGTACAAGAGCCAGTCGGCCCGATCACGAACTTCGCAGCGGAGTATCCAAAGCTGCTCATGTTCCTGGCGGGCATGGGAGCATTGCACCAACAAGGGTCAACGATCCCCCGTAGGATCGTCCAAGGCATCGCAGGCTTCGCAGATAAGCCGGATGTCTAGCTTCGGTGAGCGTGAGGGGCTGAGACCTCGAAGAAACGGATCATCGAAGGCAACAGAACGAACGCAACCGAAAAGGAGATCTTCAAATGGATCGTGACCTCGCCGCAATCTACGGCACCGGCAACTACGAGCCCGAGCAGAACGACATCGAGAAGATGGCCGCCGCGGAGCTCCTCGTGAAGCTCGCGGAGGAAGAGGGTGTGGACCTCGCTCGGTTCAACGACAATGAGATCGCCGAGATGATCGGCAACCTCTACAAGTCAGCGGAAGAGACCCCGGCGGAGGAGAAGAAGGAAGAGGCCAAGGCCAAGGAGAAGGACAGCCAGTTCGGCCAGGAGCACGAGAAGGGCGAGTCCAAGGAGAAGGAAGAGAAGGAAGAAGAGGCCAAGGAGAAGGCAGCCGAGGCCGACTTCCTGGGGCGCGTGATGGCGCACTCCATGGTGCAGGAGCTCCGCGACATCGAGAAGCAGGCGATGTCGGAGAAGGGGCTGGGGCTCGTGAACAAGCTGAAGAACTTCGCCGGCGGCCGTGGGGCAGCCGCGCGTGAGGCAGTGAGCCACCTGAAGGGCGCCGTTGGCAAAGGTACCTCCCTCGCGGACAGGGCGAAGCAGGTAGGTCGGGCGATCAAGTCGTCGCCGGAAGGGGCAGTCGCAGCTCTCGGGGCGACCGCGCTCGCAACCAAGGGTGTCCACAGCGCCGTCAAGGGCAAGAAGGAACCCGAGGCGACGAAGGAAGGCTCCGCGTTCGAAGCCCTCGCCCAGCAGAGGGCGTTCGAGATGGCGAAGCAGGCCGGGTACGTGGACGAGCAGGGCAACCTCTTGGTCCAGACTCAGGAGAAGCAGGCATCGGCTCTCGACCAGGCGCTCGAGCTCCGCGCCCTCCAGATCTGCGAAGAGTCCGGCATTCCGGTGGAGTGGGAGCAGTAGGTCCGAACAGCTTGGGTGACTGAGCGTGGAAGAGATGATGACGGCGTTCTGGGATGAGCTGGAGAAGATCGGGGCACAAGCTCGATCTTCCTCGAGCGTGTGGTCGTCAAAGACCGTGGGTGCACCACGGGCGAAGACCCCACCGATCCAGGCAGACCGAGCGCCGACACCTCCTGCCTCTCTCAGCCCCAAGCTGGTTGGTCCAGCGTCGCAGTACGGCAAGCGACCACCAGACTACGCGCAACCGAACATCGACACCTCCCCATCAGCCAACCCTGCTCAGGGTGCGGCGGAGCGAAGTACTCCGCCTCCCAATGTGGTCTTTGGGGTACGATGATGGGACACGAGAGGAGAAATCAGATGCGATTCTCTCTACAGGACATGGTCCGGCAGTCGCTTGCCGAAGCTGAGGAGCGGGTCAAGATCGCGCAGCTTCAGCAGGAGCCTGATCGGGACGAGTCCAAGAAGAAAGACGAGAAGGAAAAAGAGAGCGGCTTCGAAAACAAGGGCGCTCCCAAGGAGACGGGCAACACCCCCGAGCGGAACTACGAGAGTTATGGGGAGAAGACCTCCTCCGTGTTCGTGGAGAAGCTCGCGTCGGCAGTGGAGTATCTCAACAACCATTTCCTGACGAAGGAAGCGGTTGGCGAGACCATGCCGCCCCCGCCCCACACCGTCACCCCGGGGATCGGACCTGGCATCGGCCAGACGTCCCTGGAGACCAACGTCAACTCCCCCACCCCCGGCGTCCAGTCGGAGGAGACGGGAGAGGCCAAGACCGGCAAGCCGCCGATGGCCACGGGGTCGGACACCAAGTCTCCCGGCCAGACCAACCCCGGAACTTCCCTCAAGACCGACGCCACCACTCCTCCCGGCGGGAGTGAGAACTGGACGCACCAGGACAAGATGAAACAGTCGGCTGCTCTCCTCATCAGCAGGAAGCAGAAGACAGCGCAGGTCAACCGCGTCCTGGGTATCATGAGCAAGATGGCCGGCGAGGACGTATCCGCCGCCCAGATCAAGGCCACGCACAATGACGTCCCCCCGGATGCGTCCAAGAGCGGTGAGGACGTCCCCTCTCTTCCCGGCGAAGCCAGCCGGCAGGAGAGCATGATCAACTCCAACGAAGCTGCAAGGGACTACACCAAGCAGCAGGCGAAGGCCGTACCCAAGGAACGGATGGGTGAGGTGATCGACGAACCAGCCCAGAAGAAGTCCACGGATCCGGTGCTTCATGAAAACCTCGACTCTGCTGCCGGCGCGGGCGTGAAGCTCTCATCAGCGGTGGCGGCAAGGGCTCTCCTCCGCAAGATCGCGGAGGAGGGGGCGAAGGACGATGCTTCGCCCGAGGAGAAGGAGAGGGCTGCGAAGCTGCACGAAGCCCTCAAGGCCAAGCAGGAAGAGAAGAAGGAAGCCGCCTTCGGTAGCAGCGCAATGCCCATCTCGGGTGGGTACTAGGAGGACATGATGAGCCAGACCAAGATCAGTGCTGCCCAGGCCGCGCAGGTCTACGCCGAGGTTCCAGGTGTTCTTCGGGCACTCGTCTCCGAGAGGGACGAGTTGCGCACGAAGCTGGCGGGTGTGGAGACCAAGCTGCGGGAGTACGAGAAATCCGACCGAATCGAGAAGATCGCTCGCACGATGGAGACCAAGGGCATCGACCCTGGCACCACCTTCGAGGAGAAGGTCGAGCGGATCAAGGAGGCGGAGACTCGTGGCCGGAAGCTCGACGTCATCGAAGAGGCGATCGAGATGTCGGCCCCCAATGGGGCTCTCGGGAAGCTGGCAGGAGCGGAGGCGCCGGGTAACGGTGCGGATGCTCTCACGGCGTACATCCTGGGTGGGCTCTCCGAGTAGCAGCCAACCGGAAAACCAAGGAGAACTTCAATGTCCGTTTCGAACTTCACTCTGATCACGGAACTCATTCCGGTCCTCCGGAGGGATTTCCCCCTCAACGACCGGACCCTGGCGAATCCGAACGGAACGAACCCGCTACTGGATGGCGAGTTCATGAACCTCAACAGCAGCTACAAGCTCATCCGTGGCGTCGATGGAAGCATCGGCTGGGCAGTCTTCGCGGAGAAGGGGCGTTTCGACGTCCAGGCTCTTGGGAAGACGACGGTGCTGTTCGGCATGACCTACGAAGCCGACACCCTGATCTTCACCGCCGCTGGCCTCACGCTCCTGGGCAAGCTCCAGATCAGCGCGAGCGTCACCGGACCGGATGGGAAAACGAAGTCCGGCCTGGCGAACTACTCGTCCGGCGAGGTCATCGGCTACGTCACCCGTCACCCGAACGACAACGGCAACAAGCTGCGCTTCATCCAGACCCTGGTCTAGGCCAGGAGAGGATCACGAAGGAGAATCACGATGAGCGTTCCCGCAAGAGTCCTGAACGACCTCTTCACCAACAAGGTGGGGACGGCCGAGGGGAAAGAGAAGATCGCCGAGTACGCCGGCACCTACGTCCGCGACCGTCTCCGTGAGGTGAGCTACGCCCGCAAGGTCCAGCCGCCCCAGATGGTGACCAGGGCGGACTGCCAGCGGTCCGTCAACCACGACACGCTCGTGAAGATCGTGGACGTGGAGCCCAAGAGCCGCGCGATGGCCCTGACCTTCCGCGGTCAGCCCGAGGCCCGCTTCATCCGCGCGCCCCGTGCCGAGGTGGCTTTCTGGACCGTCAGCTCGGAGAAGTTCGAGAAGACGGAGCAGGAGCTCCTGGCCTACGAAATGCCGATCACCAAGGTCATCGAGGACAACTCGGTGAAGGACATCCAGGAGATCGAGGACCGCGAGTGGACCATCCACATCGAGGCCGCTGTCCAGGCCCTC